GTTTATGCCTCTAGGTGCTGCTTAATGATTGGCTCCAGTTGTGCGCGGAGGGTGTGAAAATTTGCATCTGTAAGGGCGTCCAGAAATAGGGCGGCGATCTGGTGGCCGTCCCACGTCATGGCCTGCGCTATACCTTCGGGCGAATAGATTAGATTTTTTGTCGCGTCCGCGTAGCCCTTTTTATAGGCTTCTCTGATTTGGTCGTTTGTGTTCATGGTGTCTCTTTTAAAGTTGGGTCCAAGTGTGGAAAAGTCGGGCGTCGTGGCCGTGGTGGCGGCATTGGCTGCAAAATGTTGCGCGGTATCCGTCCACGTCTTCCCCTATCCATTCGGCGGGGTCTCCACATTCATGGCCGTAATTGCTGGGCTCTGAGTTCTGGCAGGTGTGGCCGTCTTCGGCTTCGTCTTCTGCGTCAATCGTGGCCTGATAACGCGCAAGGGCGGTGGCGTGGTAGTTGTCGCTCGGTGCTTGCATTGTTTAGGCTCCTATGTGTGAAACGATCAAGCGGCCAGCGGGTGCGCCTGTGCGGGCTTGGATGATCTGGGCGGTTAGTAGTTCATTCACGCCACGAACCAGAGAATCTAAGTCTTTGGCCCAGCGGTTGGGGCCTCCCGTCCAGTCCTTGGTGTGCTTGGCGGTGCGATACATAAAGCCCAGCGTCCCGCATGGCTCGGTGCTCACGTATACGTGGAAACCTTGCAGCGATATAAACCCGCTGCATCCTCGTTTGTCTTCGTTCACTCGGATATTTTTAAGGGCCACGGCGTGGGCGGGCGTGAATCGGTTTTTTAACTTGGTGGACAAAATAAGCATGGCGGCGGCTCCTTAACTGGTTTTCTTGGCGCTGATTCGCACCACGGCGAACGGTGCGCCCTCTTTGGTGTGCGCGGTGATTAGCTGGCGGCTCGGTTTGAGGTGCTGGGCTATTGCTTGCCAGTCTATGGCCGTGCGGGCGGTGATGCTGACGGCCGCGCGGTGCTCGGCGCCTTCGATAATGTCGGGCCCTGCTGCTGCCAGTATGGATTTGAGTTCGTCCTCTTGTGCTTTCAGGGCTGACAATTTGGCCTTGATGTAAGCCAGCTGGTCAACGGTGGCGGCGAGCATGGCGGCGGTATCGGTGTTCGTGTTCATGGTGTGGTCTCCTGTGGGTTATACGGGGCAAAGGTCAAAAAAATGGCGGTGGCCGTCTTCGTCTTGAATGTAGGCGGGGGCGGTGGCGTCTGCGATACGGTCGGCGGTTTCTTCGCTGATTTGGTCGGGGCCTTCGGTGCTGCCGATATAGGCTGCATCCTGTGGGGGGTGGTTAATGCGTTTCATGGTTTCAGTTTCCTTGGCGGTTGATGAAGCTGGCGACAATCGCACCCTTTGAGGCGATCACGGCGGACGGATAGCAGAGCGCCCATTCTTGGGCGTCTTGGCGTGTGAGGGTGTAATGCGTGGCTGATTCAAGCTGCATAAATTCACCGGTGCCGATTGTTTGGTAACCAAACCGGCGGGACAGTTCGCGGGTGATAGCGTTGCGGGTGATGCGGTATAGGGTGCGGGCGGTTTTCATGGTTCGGGCTCCTTTGTTTATGCTTCGCACTGGTCGAGCAATTGATCTAGTTCGCGGTTCAGTTTGTCCAGCTTCTTTTGTGCTGCTGGTTTTAGGTGTGTCTGCTTGCCTGAGTGATACGCTGCACTTCCGCCGATAACGTTTGTGTAGTCGTGCTCAATACGTGCAATCGCTTTTTCTAGTTCTTGGATTCTGTCTAGATTGTTCATGCTGCGGGCTCCTGTTGTTGATGTGTGTAAGTATGTGCACCTATTCTTACATGAACCTTACAAAACAATGATGCTGACCTAGGACAAACCCTAGGTTTTCACTGATCGTTTGTCCAGTGGTTTTGCCGTGGTGATGGTGAGCGGCGGCAGCGGGTAACGGTTCGAGGTGTGATCTACCTATAGGGGATAAGACAATCCCCGTCTGTGCTTTCCCCTGCGTCTCCGTGCTGTGCAGTTGGTGCGCGGCTGGGTTGGTGGTGAGCGTGGCAGGTATCGCGGCGGCCTTGAGTTGTTCGCGGGCTGAGCGCAGCGGACAGCTTGAGGTGTGCTCTATACGTAGGGGTATATAGAACCCGTGTCTATCGTTACCCGTCCCTGCCTGCTGTCTTCCTTCCTTCGTTTCGGGCTCTTGCATGGTTTTAGTTTGTTCCTATAGAATCCGCCACATGAATACAAGCAAACTATCACGCAGACAGATCAAGGCGGGACTAGATCAGGTGCCATTCGTGGACATCATGGGCACGGCGGTTAATAGCACTCTCACGCCCAAACAGAAAGCATATGCAATGAACCTAGCCAAAGGTGACGCACCAAGTGCAGCCTACAAAAAAGCCTTCAACCGAAAGGGAAAGGTCGCCACTATTGCTAATGATGCTTACAAGCTCAGAAAGAAACCCGATGTGATCGCGATGCGTGACGCGTATAGCCTAGCGCTAGAGGGGCAAAGATACCAAACCCCAGCGGCTTTGAGAGCTTTAGTTATAGAAAGTCTCGTTTCCGTGATCATTGACCCTGAGGCTAATCACTCTCAGGTGGTAGCAGCTGCGAAGGTTCTCGGCACGGTAACGGAGGTCGCGGCCTTCACTGAGCGCAAAGAAGTGACCACGATAACCAGCAGTGATGATGCACGCGCAAAGGTGATGAGACAGTTGCGCGAGATGATGACGACAGATGCGACCGATGCCGTAGAAGTCGAGGCCCAGTCCCTTGTCGATGAGCTGCGGGCTCCTAGCGCGACCCCCACCACCCCGAATGGCCAGTTGGAGTCCCTTGCACACATACATACTATTCCACTCAAACAATCCCAAGATCCACTCGAACAATCCCCTTCAGAACTCGACCCCCTACCCCCTGACGAATCAGCGCCACCCTCAGTTGATGACGATTTGGAAACACCCCCCGGTCATGTTTCTAAACCAAATGGCCTAGGGTAGTATAAAAATTTAGAACTAAGAGGAGGGGAGAACCAAAATATGTTGGTTCAAACCTGCAAATATGGTGAGAAAAGTTGAGATCAATTACAGGATGACGGCCAAAAAAAAGGACCGGACAGAACAGCAGTGTATGGAGATGGAGATGAGTCCAGCGCAAAGGGAAGTGTTTTTGATTGTGGATGAATGGTGGAAGAGGTTTGGGTTTAGTCCGAGCATGAGGGATATTGCGAACCAGAGGGGAAAGATGGGATTGGGAAACACGGCCAGATTGGTGGACAAGTTGGTCCAGCTTGGGGTGTTTAAGAAGATTGACGGGTGTGGCAGGACGGTGCGGCCGGTGTATATCAACTTTCGGAATCTCGAATGACCCAAAAAAATAAAACTTCGGCTCCGCAGGAATTCTCTGAGCTGGATAAGTTGATGGCTACTCTGGCTCCTAATGAGCAGGAGCAGTTATTGGCGGACGTCGAGGCTTACCGTAAAGCTCTTGAGCGGGAGAAGTGCCAAGACAGCTTCATGGCCTACGTCAAGAAAATGTGGCCGGGCTTTATTCATGGTCGACACCATGCTTTGTTGGCTAAGAAGTTTGAGGACGTGGCTGCCGGAAAGATTAAACGTCTGGCCATCTCTTTACCACCGCGGCATACCAAGTCTGAGTTTGGGTCGTACCTGTTTCCTTCGTGGTTTCTGGGTAAATTCCCGGGAAAGAAGGTAATGCAAGCGTCCAACACTGGCGAATTGGCTGTGGGTTTTGGCCGAAAAGTGCGTAACTTGGTGATGTCTGAGCAATACGCTGAGATTTTTCCTGACGTGGCGCTGCGACAAGACTCGAAAGCGGCCGGGCGATGGTCGACTAACCACGATGGTGAGTATTTTGCGATTGGTGTTGGCGGTACGATGACCGGCCGCGGTGCTGACATCGTGATTATTGACGACCCACACACGGAAGGTGAGGCGGCTTTGGCTGCCCATGACCCTAGCGTGTACGACAGATCGTATGAATGGTACACATCCGGCCCACGTCAGCGTCTCCAACCCAACGGCGCCATCATCATCATCGCTACGAGATGGTCTGAGAGGGATTTGATCGGCCGAGCTCTCAAAGATGCGGCCGAACGAGGAAAGATTGACGAGTGGGATGTCGTAGAGCTGCCTGCGATCATGCCTTCTGGCAATTCTTTGTGGCCAGAATACTGGTCGCTCGAACTATTGGAAGCTCTGAGAGAGGAATTGCCTCCTAGCAAGTGGAATGCTCAGTACCAGCAAGCTCCAACTGGCGAAGAGGGTGCGATCATTAAGAGAGATTGGTGGCAAGTTTGGAAAAAAGACGAGCCGCCTCCTTGTGATTTCATCATTCAAGCATGGGACACGGCTTTTACCAAGAACGACCGGTCAGACTACTCGGCCTGTTCTACGTGGGGCGTCTTTTATTTGAACGATGACACGGCCCAACCCAACATTATTCTGCTGGACTGCTTCCAAAAACGCATGGAATTTCCTGAGCTCAAGGAAAAAGCGCGGTCACACTATGAAGAGTGGCAGCCAGATGATTGCATCATTGAAGCCAAGGCGTCTGGTGCACCACTGATCCAAGAACTGAACAAACAGGGCGGAATGTTTATCCGTGGCTACACGCCAACCCGCGGAAAAGCCGGTCAATCAAATGACAAGATTGCTCGACTGAACATCATCGCTCCGATTTTTCAGGGCGGCAAAGTTTGGGCGCCAGAAACCCGATGGGCACAGGAGATGATTGAGCAAATGGCAGCGTTCCCAAATGCTGCGCATGATGACTTGGTGGACACGGCCGTTATGGCAGTTACTAGGTTTCGACAAGGCGGATTTTTAAGACTAGAATCTGACGAACGCGAAGATATAGCCGGCTTCCGTAAAGCCCGCGCATACTACTGACAGGAACAAATATGGCAATGGATAAAGGTTTGTACGCAGCTCCAAAAGGGCTCGAAGAACTAGCGGCTTTCAATGAAACGCCCGGCATTGAAATCGAAATTGAAAATCCAGAGGCTGTACATATCAATATGGACGGCTTGGAAATTGATATGGAACCGGCAGAACCTTCGGACGAAGACTTTGATGCCAACCTTGCAGAGTACTTGCCAGAAAGCGTACTGGCTTCACTTGCGTCTGACCTGATTTCCGACTTTGAAGAAGACCTTGCTTCGCGCAAAGACTGGATTCAAACTTACGTTGACGGCCTAGAGCTGCTTGGCCTCAAGATTGAAGAGCGCTCCGAGCCATGGGAAGGCGCTTGCGGTGTATATCACCCACTGATGTCAGAAGCTTTGGTGAAGTTCCAAGCCGAGACAATGCAGGCCACGTTCCCAGCATCCGGCCCAGTCAAAACACAGATCATTGGCAAAGAAACGCCAGAGAAAAAAGCAGCTGCAACTCGCGTCCAAGAGGACATGAACCATCAGCTGACCGATGTGATGAACGAATACCGTCCTGAGCATGAGCGCATGCTTTGGGGCTTGGGCTTGTCAGGTAACGCTTTCAAGAAGGTGTACTTTGACCCAAGTTTGAACCGTCAGGTATCAATTTTTGTGCCGGCCGAAGACTTGGTTGTGCCTTATGGCGCGTCTGATCTGGCTTCTGCTCCACGTATCACCCATGTGATGCGCAAGACAGAGAACGATGTCCGACGTTTGCAAGTTGCGGGCTTCTGGCGTGATGTTGATCTGGGTGAACCAGAGAACACACTAGACGAAGTAGAGAAAAAGATTGCCGAGAAGATGGGTTTCCGTGCGAGCATGGATGACCGTCACAAGATTCTTGAAATCTGCGTTGATTTGGACTTGGAAGGCTATGAGCACACAGACGAAAACGGAGAGCCAACAGGAATTGCCATCCCTTACATTGTCACTCTCGACAAATCAAGTGGCGAAGTTCTGGCTATCCGACGTAACTGGGAGCCAGACGATGAAACCCAGCAAAAGCGCCAGCACTTTGTGCATTACGGCTACATTCCCGGATTCGGCTTCTATTGTTTCGGTCTCGTACACCTTGTAGGTGCGTTTGCCAAGTCAGGCACATCTCTGATACGTCAATTGGTGGATGCCGGTACTTTGAGCAATTTGCCCGGTGGTTTCAAAGCCCGCGGCATGCGTGTCAAGGGAGATGACACACCAATCGCACCCGGTGAGTTCCGTGATGTGGACGTTCCAAGTGGCACCATCAAAGATAACTTGATGACTTTGCCATACAAGGAGCCAAGCCAGACATTGTTGGCTCTATTGAATCAGATTGTTGAAGACGGCCGTCGTTTTGCCAACGTTGCTGACATGCAGATCAGCGATATGTCGGCAAACAGCCCAGTTGGTACAACACTGGCTATTCTTGAGCGCACATTGAAGGTGATGTCGGCTGTTCAAGCCCGAGTCCACTTCTCAATGAAGCAAGAGTTGAAGCTTCTGAAAGTCATCATTGCTGACTACACGCCAGAAGACTATGACTACGAGCCAACTGAAGGCAGCCGTCGCGCCAAGAAGTCTGACTATGAGAATGTCGACGTTATTCCGGTCAGCGATCCCAATGCGGCCACCATGGCCCAGAAGATTGTTCAGTACCAAGCCGTACTGCAGCTGGCACAGTCTGCGCCTCAGATGTACAACATGCCTTTGTTGCATCGTCAGATGTTAGAAGTGCTTGGCATCAAGAACGGCAACAAGCTTATCCCAATGGAAGAGGATCAAAAGCCAACAGACCCAATCAGCGAGAACCAAAACATCTTGATGATGAAGCCGGTTAAGGCATTCTTGTACCAAGATCATCAGGCGCACATCACTGTGCACATGTCCATGATGAATGATCCAAAGATTGCTCAGTTGTTGCAAAACAACCCTCAAGCCAAACAAATGCAAGCATCAATGATGGCCCACATCAATGAGCATTTAGGCTTTGAGTACCGTAAGCAAATGGAGAAACAGTTGGGCATGGTTCTGCCAGCTCAGTTTGATGAGTCTGGTGAAGAAGACCACATGTCTCCAGAAATTGAGGCCCGTCTGTCACCACTGTTGGCGCAAGCAGCTCAACAACTACTGCAGTCCAACCAAGCTCAGGCGGCTCAACAGCAAGCTCAACAGCAAGCTCAAGATCCTATCGTTCAAATGCAACAACAAGAGTTGCAACTTAAAGCGCAAGAGGTCAAGATTAAAGAGCAAAAGATGAAGATTGACGCTGCGGCAAAAGCAGATCAATTGGGAATCGAGCGAGAGCGTATTGCAGTTCAAGAGCGTATTGCAGGTGCACAAATTGGCGCCAAGGCAGAATCAGACAAGATGCGTAACGCGGCTCAGCAAGAGTCCGAAGGTTTACGTGTTGGTGCAGATATTGCCAAGAACAAAGCTCAAATGGAAGCTGCTAGATTCAAAGAAATGTTTTCACAACAGCAACCGACAAAAGGTAGCAAATGACAGCTCTAGAACTTCTAGTCAAACAACTAGATGAACAGGCTTCGTATCTCCGAGAAGGGCTCAGCTTAGGCCGGGCTTCAAGCTTTGAGGAGTACAAAGGAACTTGCGGCGAGATTAAGGGTCTGCTGGTCGCAAAGGGATACATATTAGACTTGCAACAACAAATGGAAAGTTCAGATGACTAACCAATTCAACCTCCAAGCGGTTGACCTATCCGGCATTCTCAACAAGGATACGGACGACAAAGCAAAACAAGTTCCAGATCCCTCAGACTACATGCTACTTTGCATTGTTCCTGAAGCTATGGAAGAGTATGCAGACAGCAGTGTCGGCATCATTAAATCCAGTCAAGCCATGCATTACGAAGAAGTTTTGACTTCTGTTTTGTTTGTGATGAAACTTGGCCCAACTGCATACAAAGACACAGCGCGTTTCCCAAATGGACCACGTTGCAAAGAAGGTGACTTTGTTGTTGTGCGACCTAACACAGGTACACGACTAAAGATTCATGGACGCGAATTCCGCATCATCAATGATGACTCGGTCGAAGCAACAGTCCAAGATCCACGCGGCATTACTCGTGCATCGTAAGGAGTAAAGCATGGATGAAACAAAATTTGATCTAAATGACAGCATTACCGTAGAGGGCATTACTGCAGAACACGTTTGGTACAACGCTGATATTTTGACAAGGAACATGACGTCTTGGACTCATGATTTTCAAAAACTTGTTAGCGTTATGGAAGCGCGCCATAAAGAGCACCTCAACATGATTGCCGAATTGTTGATGGAGCGTGCTGTTCTAAAACGTGAAATTGCGGCCTTTGAAGCTGTTACTAAGGAGTAATTTATGTCAGGATTCAAATTCCCAGATGAGCTTGGCCTTGAAGGCGAAGACAACAAGAATGAGATTGAGATTGAGATCGAGGATGACACCCCGGTAGCAGATCGCAACAAAGAGCCAATGCCCAAGGAAATCGTCGAAAAGCTTGACGCTGACGAACTTGAGGAATACGACGGCGCGGTAAAAGAAAAACTGAAGCAGATGAAGAAGGTCTATCACGATGAACGTCGTGAGAAAGAGCGTGCGCTCCGTGACCAACAAGAAGCCATTAACTTTGCCAAACGCGTTGCAGAAGAGAACAAACGCATCAAGCAGATGTACTCTTACGGCGAAAAAGAGTATGCGGAAACGTTGAAGACTTCGGCCGAAATGTCACTAGAAATGGCCAAGCAGGACTACAAAAAAGCCTACGAGGAAGGTGACACTGACAAGGTAATCGAAGCTCAACAACGCATGCAAGAAGCAAACATGCGTGTAATGCAGGCTAAAAACTTTAAGCCAACTGCTTTACAAGAAGAGAATTTTGAGGTACAAACTCAACATGAGCAGGTCCAACAGGCCCCTCGTCCTGACAGCAAGGCTATGGCGTGGCAAGAACGCAACAGCTGGTTTGGTCAAGATGAAGAGATGACAGCATCAGCTTTAGGTTTACATGAAAAGCTTAAGCGCACTGGTGTTGAAGTTGGATCTGACGAGTATTACGCGACATTGGACAAGACAATGCGCAAACGCTTCCCCGAAAATTTTGAGGAAGCACAAGAGGAAGAAGTCGTTTCGAGGAACGAACCAGTACGAACCAAACCCCGTACAGTTGTTGCCCCGGCCGTCCGCAGCACAGCTTCAAACAAAATTAAGCTGAGCCCACGACAAGTTGAACTAGCCAAAAAATTAGGTTTGACACCGGAACGTTATGCACTTGAAATGAAAAAGTTGGAGACCCAAAATGTCTGAAGTTACACAAACACGTAAACCCCGCGAAGCTGATTCGCGCTCTGTTGCTGCTCGACCCCAAGCGTGGAGACCACCAGAGACCTTGCCAAGTCCTGACCATCGAGATGGTTGGACGCATCGTTGGATTCGAGTTAGTACTGTAGGCGTTGCGGACCCAAGTAATATTTCTTCCAAACTGCGCGAAGGATATGAACCCTGCAAAGCAGAAGAGTATCCTGAAATGATGATGCACGCCACTACTGAAGGTCGCTTTAAAGGCAACATTGAAGTTGGCGGGTTGATGCTCTGTCGTATTCCGTCAGAGTTCTTGGATCAACGTGCGGCGTATTACGCCAATCAGAACAAGGCTCAAATGGAATCCGTGGACAACAACTTTCTACGTGATAGTGATCCTCGAATGCCCTTGTTCTCGGACAAGAAGTCGAAGGTTACTTTCGGAACTGGTTCTTAAATCTTGGAGTCCTAAATGGCATACCCTACCGTTTCGGCACCTTATGGCTTGGAAGCGATCAATTCAATTGATGGCAAACCTTACGCCGGTGCACTTCGCCAAATCCCCGTCGCCGCTGGCTTCGCTACCGCTATTTTTAATGGCGATACCGTGCAAATTGGCAGTGATGGTTATTTGATCAAATCAACTTCGACTAACGCTGGCACTATCGTCGGTGTTTGCGTCGGTGGTCAATACGTGAACTCGTCTGGTCAAACAGTGCAAGGTCAGTACATCCCCGCAGCTGCTTCGACATCTACCAACTTGGCTTACGCTTATGTGATTGATGACCAGCAAGCATTGTTCAAAGTGGCCGTTGTTACCTCTGGTACAACTATGGGCACTGCGAGCCGCGCTGACGTTGGCTCTAACGTAGCTTTGGTGTTGAACGCAGGTTCTACTACTACTGGCAACTCAGCTTTTGCTGTGACTTTGACCGGTGCTGGTACTACTGCAACCATCCCATTGCGCGTTATTGACGTAGTCCCTGAGACTGCCACTTCGGCTGGTGTTTACACCGAGTTGTTGGTGAAGATCAACGCCCACCAATATAACAACACCACTGGTGTTTAAGGAGTAAATTACCATGGCTATTTCACGCGCACAACTGCTCAAAGAATTGCTCCCCGGCTTGAACGCTTTGTTCGGCATGGAGTACGCTCGCTACGGTGAGCAACACAAAGAGATCTACGAAACCGAAACTTCTGAGCGTAGCTTTGAAGAAGAGGTGAAGTTGTCTGGTTTCTCCGCTGCTCCAGTGAAGAACGAAGGCTCTGCAATCTCTTACGACAATGCACAAGAAGCATGGTCGACTCGCTACAACCACGAGACTATCGCTCTCGGTTTCTCCATCACTGAAGAAGCCGTGGAAGATAACTTGTACGACAGCCTGTCTGCCCGTTACACCAAGTCTTTAGCTCGCGCCATGGCTTACACCAAGCAAGTTAAAGCTGCTGCCGTCTTGAACAACGGCTTCAACGGTGGCTACTTGGGCGGTGACGGTGTTTCGTTGTTTGGTTACAACAGCTCCAACACTTTGGTTAACCACCCTCTGGTTTCTGGTGGCACCAACAGCAACACTCCATCTACTCAAGCTGACTTGAACGAGACTTCTTTGGAAGCCGCCGTGATTCAAATCGCTGCTTGGACTGACGAACGTGGTCTGTTGATCGCTGCTAAGCCAAAGAAAATGGTTGTGCCTCCAAGCCTCCAGTTCGTTGCCACTCGTTTGTTGGAAACCAGCCTCCGCGTTGGTACAGCTGACAACGACATCAACGCGATCAAGAACAACGGTTCTGTGCCAGAAGGCTACACCGTTAACAACTTCTTGACCGACAACAACGCTTGGTTCTTGACCACAGACGTGCCTAACGGTTTGAAGCATTTCATCCGTACTCCATTGCAAAACAGCATGGACGGTGACTTTGACACCGGTAACGTCCGCTACAAGGCCCGCGAGCGTTACAGCTTCGGCTGGTCTGATGCTCTGGGTATCTGGGGCAGCTCTGGCTCTAACTAAGCAAACCATGGAAAGGCCCTTCGGGGCCTTTTCTTTTGTCCATTTTGGGTGTATATTCACCACATTCCGGGGTCTCCGGTGTATCTGACAGTCCCGGCTGACGTTCATGCAGACAGATACGCCTCATTCGCATGAAGGAAAAATCATGGCTAATACTACTTTCTCCGGCCCAGTTACATCGACTAACGGCTTCGTTGGCACCACTACTGGTGCTGCTACTGTCCCAACATACACTGTGACTTCGGCTAACGCATTGGCTACCAAGCCAGCTGGTAAAATCATTTATGTGTCCAACGGTTTGGCTGGTGCACCTTGCTTGGCTGTTGGTAACGGTACAAACTGGATTTCTCCAGCCGGTACAGCTATTGCCGCTGCTTAATTGGTCTCGGGGCTTCGGCCCCTGTTTCTAAAGGAGATTGATTATGACAATGCAAACCGATGTTAAATCACAGCACGTAACGGCTAGTGGCAACATTGCTGGCTTGGGTCGAGTCCGCTTTAAGTCGATGTCTTACAGAGGTAATGGCACCGATGGATACGTGAAACTGCGTGATGGCGGTGCAAGTGGCACAGTTTTTTGCGAACTTGATGTTGGTACAAGTGACACATTTACGATCTATGTTTTGATGCCCGGCGAAGGTATTTTGTTTCCGAACGGCATCTACTTAGATATTTCCAACGTCAGCGCGGTAACGGTGTTCTATGGCTGATACCGAGAAGAGCATTAACCTAGCTGGTCGCAAACTCATGGTTGCGATCCCAGCTTACGACGGCAAGCTGAACATTGATTCGGCCTTTGCTTTGTCCAATCTGGCCGTTCAGGTCCAGTCGTTGGGGGTTAAGCTCTACCTCACGCACCTCTCGGGGTGCTCCCTTATTACAAAGGCTCGCAATTGCTTGGTTGCGGACTTCTTGAAATCCGACGCAGACACACTTCTGTTCGTCGACGCAGACGTGGTGGTTACCGCCGACGCAGTGCTCCGCCTCATGGCGTTGAGCTTAGACAAAGACATTACGGCCGGTATCTATCCTCGTCGCGGCATGGACCGCAAGTTCTTCCTCGACTACTACATTGATGAGCAAGGTGCTTTGGAGTTTGACGCCAACGGCCTCCTGCGCGTGAAGCGCATTGGCACAGGATTCATGATGATCCAACGTCACGTCCTTGAGACGATGATCGCCAACCACCCAGAGTGGGACTACTTCAACAATGTGGACAACCGTACAGACAGCGCCATCTTTGACTTGAAGATCGTGAATGGCGAGTACTACGGCGAAGACTACTTGTTCTGTGACCGCGCTGCTGAAGATGGCTTCACGGTTTTCCTAGACCCCTCGATCAGCCTGCCCCACGTTGGCCAAGAGAAGTTCACTCGAGACTTCAATGAAGACGTGCTGCAGCCTTTGCTCGAGCAGCATTGCACCCCCAGACTGAAAGTTGTAAATGGCAACTAAGAAGAACCCCTCTCTGGCAATAGGTCGTGGCGAGAAGCTACCAGCGTCTAAAGGTGCTGGGCTGACAGCCAAGGGAAGAGCCAAATATAACGCAGCTACAGGTAGCAACTTAAAGGCCCCACAGCCCCAAGGTGGCGCTCGCAAGAAATCATTCTGCGCACGCATGTCTGGCATGCCCGGGCCAATGAAAGACGAGAAGGGCAAGCCCACTCGTAAAGCCGCGTCTCTAGCTCGTTGGAAGTGTTGAAATGGAAAACATGGTCTGGAACACTATTCTGTCGGCTGGCATGGGTTTGCTGACTTGGGTTTTAAAAGAAAAATCCACTGAGCTTTCTCGCGTCACAATCCTACTTAATCGCACAAGAGAAGAAATTGCGAAAGAGTACGTCACCAAGATTGAAGTGCACGCCGACATTAACCGTGTCTTGGATAGGCTTGATCGATTGGATGAAAAGCTGGACCGCCTTATGGAGAGTAAGCATGCCAGCAAGCAGTGAAAAACAGAAAAAGTTTATGGATGCAGCTGCGCATAATCCTAAGTTTGCCAAGGCTGCCGGAGTGCCAGAAAAAGTAGCCAAGGACTTTAGCGAAAAAAGCAAAGGCATGACGTTTAAAAAGGATGGCGCAGCATCACAAGCTGCACGACAATCCATCAATCAACCAAAAACTAACCATGGCGAGCAATCGCTATTCTCAAAAGGCGGGCAGACTATGAAAAAAGACATGAAGATGGACATGAAGCAAGATAAAGCCATGGTCAAAAAAGCCGTAGGTATGCACGATAAGCAGCAGCACATGGGCAAGAAGACAGATTTGGCTAAACTTGCCAAGGGCGGCGGCGTTGAGTCCAAAGGCAAGACCAAGGGCAAGAACATTGCCATGTGTAGCGGCGGAATGACCAAGAAGAAATAAGGAGTCCATCATGGCTACAAAAGGCAAAACAGCAAACATAAAACGCAAAGTTAAACGTTTCAATGGTGAATTTGGTTCTGACGTTGATGAAGCAAATAAAACGGATGACCCTATTGCGGCTTTGAATAAGTCTCGCAACTGGACAGACACCGAAGACGGTGAAGTTGGCATGAAGGAAAAAGAACCGGCAGAAAACTTTACGCCAGCATCAAAAGCAAAACCAAAAGTTGTCACCAAAGAAGAGTTGGCAAAGTCTGGTTTGAGTTTGCGCGACTACATGAACAAGCAGCAAGGCTTGACGCGTCGTGGTGCTGCAAAAGACGAGTTGTCTTCAGTTGCTTCTGACCGTGCTGCTGCTTACAAAAAAGCTGATGCCGAAGCTCGAACTCCAGAGGGCATTGCCCGTCGTAAAAAGATGGAGCAAGATCAAGGTTTGGAGGCTGTTCGTCCAGAAGAAATGATCGCTGGACCCGGCTTAAAAATGGTTGCAGGATTGGCTAAAAAATTAGCTGGTGCAGGTGCAAAATCAACAACAGGTGGCCGCGCACTCTCTACCGAGGCGAATGATGGCGTAACATTTTTGGGTAAATCTGGTGGGCGCCAAGTTGGTGGGTTTCCAGAGGTTGCAGGCCCCGGTGCTCGTCAGTTATCGGATGGGACGGCTCGACGCTCACCATCGTCAATCAAACAAATTGGTATGAAAAAAGGCGGAGCTGTTAAATCAGCTTCTAAATCGTCTGGAGCATCTCGTCGCGCTGACGGCATGGCATCCAAAGGTAAAACTAAAGGCAGGATGGTGTAATCATGGCAAATTTAAAAGACGTTCTAAAATTTGTTTCTCCTGTTCTTGGAGCGGCAGGAGTTTTTGATAACGATGAGGCGTTAAAAAAACTCGGTGCAGAAGCAGTGATGCCCGGCACAGGAGCAGCTAAAGCTGCAGGCATGAAAAAAGGCGGTAAAGTTTCTTCTGCTTCAAATAGAGCAGACGGCTGCGTTACTAAAGGCAAAACTCGCGGAAAGATGTTGTAATCATGGCTACAAAACCACAAATGAGCGATGCTGAAAAGGCAATCCGTCAAGAGATTGCTGAACGCAAGATGCAACAGGCAACAGAAGCTGCTTACAACAAAGCGATGCCAAGCCCAGAACCCGGCGAACAAAAGCCTGCTGCTTCTCCCATGGCTCCTGCCTCTGCAACAAAGAAAATGGCCAAGGGCGGCACAGCATCAAGTCGTGCAGACGGCTGCGCTACCAAGGGTAAAACACGAGGCAAGGTGCTGTAATGCGACCAAGTCGTGGCATGGGCGCCACATCCCCTAGCAAGATGCCAAGCGGCGTGCGTAAGGCACGTCGTGACGACACTGACTTTACGGAGTACGCCGAGGGTGGCCCGGTGGGTTTGTACGCAAACATCAATGCTAAGAAAAAACGAATTGCCAAAGGTTCTGGTGAAAAAATGCGCAAGGTTGGCAGCAAGGGCGCACCTACCGCACAGGCATTTGTTAACTCTGCAAAAACAGCGAAGAAGTAAAAAATGGCAGTCACATCCGGTAAAACAGTATTCAACTTGGATTTGTCCGAGCTGATTGAAGACGCCTTTGAGCGTTGCGGTCAAGAGCTGCGCACCGGATATGAGATGCGCACAGCACGTCGTTCATTGAACTTGCTGACCATCGAGTGGGCCAACCGCGGCATCAACCTTTGGACGATTGATCAAGGCCAAATCGTGATGAACACTGGGCAGGCTATTTACGCCATCCCATCTGACACCATTGATTTGCTGGATACGGTTACGCGTACAGGCTCGGGTGAAACACAGAGCGACGTAACTGTGTCGCGCATCTCTGAGCCTACGTACATGAGCATCCCAAACAAGAATGCTACAGGCCGGCCGGTGCAGGTTTGGATTAACCGCCAGACAGGTTTGACAAACACGACCACAGCCACCTTGGCTGCAACAATCACAAGCACAGACACAACAATTACAGTGTCTGATGCAAGCATGCTGGCTACCGCAGGATTTATCAACATTGGCGCCGAAACAATCGCGTACCAAAACGTTTCTGGCAACCAGCTGTTGAATTGCTTTCGTGGGCAAAACAACACAACGGCCGCCGCGCATACAGTTGGTGATGCAATTGCAATAGCCAATCTGTCGTCAATTAACGTATACCCAACACCAAGCGCACCGGGTAACCAGTACACGTTTGTGTATTACCGCATGCGTCGCATTCAAGATGCCGGCGGTGGTGTGAACATACAAGACATTCCATTCCGTATGCTGACCTGCATGGTGGCCGGATTGGCTTTCTATCTGTCTCAAAAGCTTCCAGAAGCTCAGTCTCGCATGCCTTGGCTGAAATCGGAATACGAAGAGCAGTGGCTGCTTGCTTCCACAGAAGATCGCGATAAAGCTGCTGACCGTTACGTGCCTCGTAACATGATGTACTCTTGATTGTGAATCATGCCAAATAGATTTGCCAGTGGTAAATATTCAATTTCGGAGTGCGACCGTTGTGGTCAGCGCTACAAGCTAAAAGAGCTTCGAAAAATAACCATCAAGACAAAACAAGTCAGCATTAAGGTTTGCCCAGAATGCTGGGAACCTGATCAGCCACAGTTGCAACTTGGCATGTATCCAGTCAACGATCCGCAGGCGGTGAGAGATCCGCGCCCTGACACCAGCTATGTTGCATCTGGAACAAGCGGACTTCAAATCAACTTAACCGGCGGCACAGACGAGCTTGGAGCTGGTTATGCTGGCGAAGGCAGCAGAAACATACAATGGGGCTGGAATCCTGTTGGTGGCGCAGCTGGAATTGATGATGGTTTAACGCCAAATTACTTGTCGTTAGCCGTAGAAATTGGTACAGTCACAGTGACTGTGAATTAAAATCGAACCAACATATTTTGGTTCTAACGGGAGTTGACCATGGCTTTTACAAAATCAGCAGACGGCGTTGCCAAAAAAGGCAAGACAGAAGGCAAAAACCTTGGCGATAGCGGCCCAACCGTAGCTACCCAAAAAGGTAAGGCCGGTAAAGGCAGCAAAGGCGGTAAAACTGACGCCGACATGCTGAGCATGGGTCGCGGTATGGCCAAAGTTGCAAACCAAAAGCGAGGCTAATCATGGCTAAATTCAGTCAAAAAATGATGGGTAAAGAAGTTGGTTCCGCCAGCGTCTACGCTAAGCCCCACACTATGGACGGCAAGCCGCTTAAAGCCGCAAAAGTCGTAGACCCAAACACTTTGTCTGCGAAGCAAGTGAATCCATACACTCCAGCAATGCGCGTGAGTGCTGGTGACCCCGCTGCCGACGACGTGAAAACTTCGGGCATCAAAATCCGTGGCACAGGCGCAGCTACCAAGGGTTTGATG